ATGCGCTCAGCCTGCTTATCAGATACACCAGATTGCGCCAAAAGGCCACCAAGAGGTGATACGTTGGCGGCAGACAGGTTGCTCAGGTGGGCGAACTCAGGGTCAAAACGGGCGAAGCGTGAGCGCAAATCAGACGTATCAAAAGTTGTTTGGACTTTTGCGCCAGTTGGATCTGTTGTTTGAAGATCCATGCCAGAAAAGCCTTCATCTTTTGCGGCCTGAATATTCTTTTTTACATTTTCAAAATATAAATTTTCACCTTTTGCCAAGTCAGAGGCTGGCATAGCTTTCCTGTTGCCGCGTAAGAGCAACGGCAAAATTCCTGAGCCGATTGGGGTAGGATCATAAGGCATATCGCTGCCCGCATAACCTGATGCAATTTCCGGCGTGTCAGTAGAATAAATAACTTTGCCGCCTAATCCTTGTTTTATAAACTCTGGATTAAATCTATCCAGATTAGCCGCTTTTGTGCCGTGATATGAAACATTACCAACGTCAAACCCAGCGGCCTCGGCCCGCGCCATCCGCGATGCTTCATCCATCGGCAGCGGCGTATTGGCAAACATATACTGCGGATCTGCTTGCGCCATCATCTCGTCGGTCACTTCGGACGCGCGGCCCTGTGCGCGCAGCTCCAAAATGCGCTTGGCCATGTCCTGCGCTTCAGACGCAGCCGTCGTCAGCAAGCCAGCAGACTTAGAGGCGTTGGCGGCGGTGGCGGCGGGGAAGTAGCCAAACTCGTTTACGTCATCGCCAGCAAAATAAACGTCTTTCACTTTTACCTTTTGCGATATGACCTTGCCCGCATCTTCGCCGCGTGGCCCGTATCCGCTCGACGCGTGCAGTTCCGCATATTTGGGGCTTAGCGTAACAAAGTCGCCAGCATTAATCGACGTTATGCTTTCTTCGTTTGGCACCCCACGGTATATTGTTACCTCTGCATCAGGATTGCCGCGCGCTGCTTGTATAGCGCGATAACTTTGCTGATTGGCAATGCCAAACTCGTCATCCGCGAAACGTGGCCCCTGCGCGTATAAGCGCTGGCCTTGGCTGCTGTAGAAGTCGCTCGGATAGCCAGCCTGCTCGCCTGTCGTGGATGTGGTGACATCATCAAGGCGCACGGGGTTTTCGTCTTGAGGGCCAACCGGCTGGTGGCCGCCGCGATATGACGTGTCAACTTCCGGCGTTTCATTCGGGTCGTAACCAAAACGCTCTATGTTAGCCTGCCTGCGCAAGTCGGCGGCGCTCGATGTCAGCAAGCCAGCAGACTTAGAGGCGTTGGCCATAGCTGTGGGATCTCGATACATAGTATTTCGCGTGGAAAAATCTTTATTGCGGCCCTTGTTTTCCACAAATCCAAATCTTTTATAAAAATCTTTCAAACGCGATACACTTGTGCCTCCAAACGATGTGTCAGGCGTCAAAGATATTTTAGCGCCTTCAGCGTCTGCCGCAGCAATAAGATCATTCATCACCTGACTGCCAACACCAGAGCTTTGTTGATCTTTAGGCACTTGAATACGCCCTAGTTCATACCCACGATCTGCGTCACCATAAATGTCTATTTCAACGTCAGGGTATTTATCTTTTATATTTCTAACAGCATTCGCGCCCACAGCCCCACGCGGAACGCCAACAGCGCCGCCACCCGCCATGGCCAAACCCCCAACGCCAAGCGCTTCGCTTATCATGTCTTCCTGCGGGATCGTGCCGCGATATGCGGAGATAGGCGCGTCAACGGCTTTAGCAACGGGCGTAAGTAGCCCCACAAGCATGTCGCCAATGCCTTCATACCGCAGCGTGTCGGTGCCGTACGTCGGCTCCTTCGACAGCAGCCCGCCAAGCACGGGGCGGCGGCCTTCCGCAGCCAGCTCGCTCTGCTGCTGGCGTGCCATGTCGTACAGCGCAGAAAAGATGCTCTGCTCTTCGCGTAGGCGTCTTAACTCTTCAGCGGTCGCCATCACATATTCCTCAAAAAATCAAATATGCCCATAGCAGCGCCAGCCTTACTGCGGCGGTCGCCTCTAGCAAGCTCGCTCAGGGCGCGCACGCCAGACCGCACAGCCTGACCGTAATCTCCAACCCCATACAGCTCGCGGGCGTCGCCAAGAAGCCCCTCGACGCGCATCTTGGACGCGGTTGGGTTCGGCAGGCGAGACTGCGCCATAGATGATAAAACGCCGGCTCGTGGGCCTTGCTCGGCAAAAAAACGGTTGGCGGCTTGCTGATTGCGCGATGCGGTGTATGGGTCGTCATACAAGCTGCCATGCTGCTCAAGGGCGCGCCGTATCGTGTTGTCGGAATACAAGAAGCCTTCCGGCCCGTCTTCGCGCATGGCGTAGGCATTCTTCACGTCGCCCGTCAACTCAGCGTATTGCGCCCTCAGATCCAGCGTATCCATATCAGCAATCCCATGCTTTGCGCGACCAGTAATTCGCGCTCAATTTGCTCGACTTGCCCTTGATGCCGCCGGAGCGTGCGCAGTAGGACGCCTTGCGCTTGGGCTGATCCTTCTTGATGGACATGGCGGGGTCGCCAAAGTTAACCTTCTTCACCGTGTCGCCCTCAACCGCCAGCACCTCAAACTTCTTCGGCCCACCGCGTCGCGGCTTATTCACCGCCGTAAACCCGTGGCGCTTCTTCGCTGCTGCGATCTTCTCTGACTTCGTGCGCGCCATGCTATTTCTTCTTCGCGGTCTTCGCGGCCTTCTTAAACGCCTTCGCGGTGGGCGCGCCCTTGCTGCCCGCCTTGCGCATCTTCTCGCCAGACCCAGCAGCAATGCGCTTACGCTTCGCGTGGATGTTGGCGTATAAACCCTTTGCCATCTAAGCTCCTTCGCCCCACTGGACGCATTTGTAATCGGTTGCGCGGTATGCAGGAAACATCTGCCGCGCGTATTTCAGCCCGCTCGGTATGGATTGTATGCACTGGCTCTCGCTCTGCATCACGGGGCTGCCAAACGAAAAACAACCGCCATCAACGCTGCACAGCAGGAGCAGCGCCGTCCACATCACTTCTTCTTCTTCGCGTATGACACCTTCTTGCCAGACTTCTTGGCGGCGGCCTTGGCTTTCGCCATGCCTTTGGGCGTGTACGCGTAGTGCTTCGATCCAACTTTGGGCATCGCAACCTCCGTTATATCTTCCAGCATAATAACATTAAAACGCCAAAAAGAAACCCCGCGCGCGCAATGGGAGGAACGCGGCGGGGCCAAGTTGCGCGAGACAGGGAGGAAACTCGCAATGAAGCATAGATAGCGCGAGCAGGTGCGCTTGTCCATGTGGGGGTAGGGTAAACTTTTTTACGTGGTCACGCAATCCCCTGCAAATTGCGCCTAAGCGCACCACGCCAACGTGACATCGGCCCGCTCAGGGCCGTTGCCGCGTCTGACGCCATCGTCAGGCACACGGCGTCAGCAAGGTCAGGCGAGCGCAGGCCGCGCTTGCGCATGGCGTCCTTGCTCTCGGCAGCCATCTTCCCAGAGGACGTGAACGCGTAGCGGATGCCGGTCAGGTCAGCCAGCAGCTCGTCGTCGCTGGGCAGCTTGCAGCTGCGATCCTCCAGCCACGCCTTGCACTTGAACCACAGCTCCGTGCGCAAGTTGTTATACGTCTCCTTCATCGCGGGAGCCTCGGCGACGTTCACGCCGCGCACGGGGGCGCCAAGCTCGTGCATCCGATCCACGACGCCCGACCCTATGCCAATACTGTCAACAAGGATCTCGCTGGGCTGCTGCGACGGGGGCAGCGCATCGTATTCAGCCATCACGCGGCCAACGGTCTGCATCAAGTCGAGGCCGCGCCACGACTTAATCTCCGTGATCACGTTGCCCTCGCGCTTGCAGAACGCGGTGCGGTCGGTGCCAAAGCGCGCAGGGTCAATCGCCCACACGGCGCGCGTATTCGGCGCAACCTCGATGTCGCGCCGCATCGCGGCCTCGGCCAAGTGGTACGGCACGATCGTGTCATCATCTGCCAGCGGAAACTCGCCAAGCACGCGGATGCGGAACGCGTTGCTCTCCTCCCCGTAACGCATGCGCATCTCGTCAACGAACTCGTCGCTGACAAGCGGGCTGTCAACGCACGACCAGCGGCGCGTCCACCAGCTATTCGCCATGCGCGTCTGGCTCTCGTAAAACGTGCCAGAGGATCGCGTGGGGTTGCTCAGCAGCACCGTGGTGGCGCTGTGGCCAGACATGCTGCCGGCGGCGGCCTCGAACACCTTCTCCGGCACACCTGACGCCTCGTCAATGACCAGCAGCACATGCTCGCTATGCACTCCGGCCAGCGCCTCCGGCGTTTCGGCGCGAGACGTGCGGGCCGAGATGAACGCTTCGGACGCGGCAGCGGTAAGCTCAACGCGGTCAGACTTCACCGTGACCATGTCCTTCAGGTTTTGCGGCAGCTCGTTGATCCACCGCTTCATCTCCGCGAAGAGCGCGTCAAAGAGCTGGCCAGATGTCGGCGCGGTGACGACAACTTTATTCGGGAAGCGCAGAAACAGGAACCATAGCATCGCCCAGCTGGCAGACGTCGACTTGCCGGTGCCATGCCCAGAGCGCACGCTGATCTTGCGCTCGCCGGATGCAATGGCGGCCAGAAACTCGGCCTGATATGGCAGCGGGTCAGCGCCAAGCACCTCGCGCACAAAGCGCACGGGGTCGTCGTAATACTCGACAACGAAGTCGTCAAACGGGTTGGCGTCACTCATCCGACACCTCCACATATTCCGCGTCAATCGTGGCCGCCTCGGCCTCGCTGTTCACGCGCTTCATGTCGGCGCTGAACTTGCGCAGCGCATCCAAGTGCAGATCCCCAATGGAAAGCGTGACATTGCTCTGCGGGCGCGTGCCGTAGCGCTCCTGATTCATCGAGCCAGCCATGAACTTGCGCCACTGCACCTTCTCGCGCGTGGCAGCGATCTCCGTCGGGCTGCTCTTGCCGCTCAACCCGTCAACCATCTCCAAGCCCTGCTCCACCAGAGCATCCGCTGCCTCGCCGCGAGCCTTGCTCAGCGCGGCGGCATATTCAGGCACGCTGTTCAGGCTCCTGCTAACATAACTGCGCGTGCAACCGTATTGGCGTGCCAACTCGGCGACGGTGACGCCGGACGCGATCTGGTCAAAGAGCCAATCTGCGCCGCCGTTGGAGGCGACCTCCGTCAATATGCGCTTGCGTAACGCCTTGCCTGCCATGATGTTTCTCCTTGTACGCGGGAAATTTTAGCGCGGGGCCATGGGTATGGCAAGCGCGTGGGGGTGTGGGGGTGTGGGGGGGTGTGGGGGTGGCAGGCGTGTGTGCGCTTTTCTATACACACACGCCCCCGTCGAAACGCGAGGTGGGGGGGTGTTTTGCGCTCAGCGCATAGCAAAACGGCGATCGCATAATAGTTATTATGTTAAATAACTGCTTTTGCGTAACGTTATCAAGCACTTACGTTTCTCCGAAGCTATGCGTTTACGTCAAACCACAACATGTTGTGTTTTTACCATTCGGTAAAAAATTGACCATTTGGTAAAAAACGCGTATTCGCGCGCGGGCGTCTGAGCGTCGGCGTGTCTGCCGCAGAGGCTAAACATGCCCTCACGCCCCCTCAGAGCCGCTGTGAGACGCCCAAACGCTTCGCAGGCTACCCTACCCACCTGACGCCTCCAATTCGCCCGCTATCGCAGCGTAACCGCACACGTCCACCCAATTGTCCGAGTGATCGCTGGCGCGCGAACGCGACACCTTCAGCAGCACCATCATCGCCGCCACGTCCACCTCGGTCACGTCCACGCCGAGATACGCCGACCACATGCCAGCGATCCTCGCGTGGCTGTCCTTCGCCGACCCGTAGGTCGCCTGCCTGTCGCCCGTGATAAGCTCACCGGCTGTGCGCAATACGTCTTCCCTCGTCACCATGGAATATCATCCTCTATGTTTCCGTTGCCACCTTCATCCACCACACGCGTCACCTTCGCGTTGGGGAACGTCTCGAACGCCTTCTGTAAAAACGCCTCGCTGAAATGCTGCTTCAGTATGCACGCGGCATCCTCGAACGAATACACCACCCACTCGGGATACCGCTTGCGCAGCTCAGCGCATCCCTGCCTTGCGAAGCACACGATCTGCCCGCCATCCATCTCCACGCACCACGCGTGCGGCGACAGCGGCTTATGCCCCGCGCCCTCCGCTTCCGCTTCCATGCGCTTCCACCCCGCCATGAGCTGCGTGGCGATCTTGTTCGTCCTGACGACGTCACAATCCACGACCGCCTGCTTCAGCGCCTCGTATGCCGCCTCGAACTTGCCCGCCAGCTCCGGCGTGACCAGCGACGGCAGCGTGTCACCCCACCGCTCCGTCATTTCCCGCGCCACCCGATCCAGCGGCTCCAGCTGACCCCAGACTGCCGCCGGTATAGGTTCCGTCCTTTCACCAACCGTGAACTTCCCCTTCGACGCTATCTGCTTTGCCGTAGGCCGACGCCCTTTCTGCTTAACCATGAACATGCCCCCTACGCATCCCCAGTAAACTAATCTCCGCACCTTCAATAAATACGCCCGCACTTCTCTCCGCACCTTGCATATATATATGCAAGTGGTGCGGCGGAAGATTTCTTGCCGTATTTACCGCACCCTCGGCACCACGCCGCACCATAAGTGCGGTAAGTGCGGAACGTGCGGAAACGCCCCCAAATCCCACGCCCCCAACGCCACCCATCTCGCTGGCCATCATATCCCCGCCTCCTCTCCCGTTATCCATTCACCCACCACCACGCACGGCACATCCCTGCCGTCGCGCTTGCTTGGCGCAGACGTCTTGCGCAGCACGCCGTTCTCGATCCACTTGGCCACGATTGCCTTGGCCTTCGCCTTCTCGTGGCGCTTATCCAAGTCCAGCCCCAGCACGTCTGCCACCGTGACGCCGACCCACGTCTTGGCCTGCACGTTTGCGCGGAGCGGCTCGCCCTGCGTTTCCGCTTCGCCCACCGCGCGCTGCACCTTCATCGCGTCGCGCGCCGACACGCCGTCGAAGAGATCCGGCATCGCATATTCCGTGGCCACGCCGACATATTCCATGTTTGGCAGCTGCACGCCCACCATGCGCCGGTAGACCGCCTTCGCGGCTGGCGGTGCCAAGTTTGCCTTGCCGTCGTCCACGCGGAATATGCCGAGGCTCTCCGCCTCTGACACGCCCAGCTTCTGCGCGTCTTCGGCGCTGATCTTGTTGATGACCCGCGCCGCACGCGCCGCCCCGATCAGCGACCCCGCGCCCCTGACGCTGTCTATGGTTGCCTCGTCGCCGTTGCCCTTGCGGATGTGATGCACCAGCGCCACGGCGCAGTTTGTTTCGTCGCATATGCTACGGACGGCCCCGACGGCTGCATTCATGGCCACGTTGTCGTTCTCGTTGATCTGGTTCGCG